TTTCTTTCATCTTGCTCTGTGGCATCTTCTCTTGTTTTGGAGGGCAATACTTCTTGTCTGTCGCCGCAAAAAAATCCACCATAAAGTCAGAAGGGGAAGCCGGACGCTTCCCCTTTCCTCGGAACATATTTGCAACGACAGCACTAAGAGTTGCTATGCAATTCTCTATCCTTACTGGGGACATCGGTTCCAGCTCGTTGAAAACCATCCATTCCACAAACTCCTCCGCTGACATCCTCTCCCCAAGTTCAGCTACTGTACAGCCCAACTGCGCAGCAAGAACAAAGGCAAAGAACCTCTCCGGATTATGCTTTAGACCTCTGTAACATCTTTTTTTTCCTCTTCTGGGGGAATATCGAGGTGATTCATCTCCTCTACCTTTTCCCAAAGTTTATGGATTACATCGACATTCCGATCTAAAAGGCGCTCCTTTTCGATGAAAGGCGCACCAGACTCATCCACAATAACACGGGAAAGCATCACCACACGAAGCTCCTGTAAACGGCTGATATAGTGGTCCAGTTGCTGGTGAGACAACTCTTTCAACTTCTGGTCCTCTTTAACCCCATCCGGAATTAAATTAGCACTGAGGCGCATATAGTGCAGTCTATCTGCGGCACTGAATTGTTTCAGTCGCACTACACAGTCCCATTCGGGGACCTCTACTTCCTCTATCTTCAAATCCCGAATCTTACCGAATCTTTCCAAATTAAGTGTTTGTCTCATAAGTCTTGGTGTCCTTTCTTATTCTATGTTAAACGGAGGGAACTTCTACTTCACCGGTGATTTTCAGTGTGCAGTCAGCCTGTACTCTGTCATCCGGAGAAATATCTCCCATAGCCAATTCTGTTACAAAAGCATTAAACGTGAATGTGTAAACTTCATCAGGAAGCACTACACGATAAGTCTGTACCATGTCGGTCATAAGGTCACCATTCAGCAAATCATAACCGGTAGCAGTAAAGTTCATGTTCAGTGTTATATTTCCCCCATCACGCAGACCGGAAATAAATTCACGGAAGCCAGCGGTAGAGTCCAAAGTTGTTGCTTCTACGGTGTCCCTTGTTACCTGGGGGCCGTTAATATTAGTTATCTCAGAGACGGCGGTCCATGTAGAACCCTCCAGCCTCTCAAACAAAGTCCCAATCCCAATAAACGCACTTGTTGCCATCTTATTCCTCCTCAGAGAATATTGCCCTTAATTTCATTATAAAAAGGGAACGCCCCTTCTCATCTGCTTTCATATATTCTACACCACCAATACACATTATAACAACATAACTTCCATCCTGCAACTGTACATTTACCATCTTGTTAAAATATTTACGAATATTTTCTCCCATCTCATGCCCTATCGGATAGGAGTGGGTTCTTATCTGTATGGACACTTCTGGTTCTGTTGAGTAGGATCGGTCCAGCGCAGACACAGCAGGGGTCCCACCGATGTCATACAAAGACACACAGAAGTCCGGCGTTGAGGGCATATTCCCAATAAATAAATTACTACCCAGAACAAGCCCCTGTCCAAATGCAGAGTCCTCCAATAATACTGCAACATCTCTTGAAAACATATTAACCACTCCTTCTAAATATTGCATCGATTCGTGTTCTGTTTGCATTTACTGCGGAGTCAAAAAAATCTGAAAATCCGGATGACCTCATTTCCTGCGGCTCCTCAGATACTATGTTCGTGTAATAAGCTGTGTACCCGCACATGCCAGTATAATGAAAGAAGTCTGTAGCTCTTCCAGCCAGCCATGTTTTGTATATGTTATGCTCCCCCCGAAGTCTCGCTACCTTTGGCCGCCCTACCTGTTTTCTCAATCCCCCCTTGGAGACATGAATAGTAAAATCCTCACTACTGACTTGCACAGAAGAGCCCCCGGCGGACATTATAGCACTGGGGTCAAAAGCCATTCCTGCCATCGGGGAAAAGAACTTTCCATTCTCTATCCCAAAAGCTCCGGAGTGTGTGTTATACACAAACCAAGAATTGGACATATTTCCTGAATACACGGGTATCCGATTCTGGGACTCCTCCAGTATCTGGTATATGATGGCGGAAACTTGCTGAATAATGCCGTAGTAATGCTGGAACATGTCCTTCCGCATTTGCATTGTCAGCTTAGATAATGGGTGCTGTTTCCTCACAGATAAGCCTCATTCATTGTTATCCCCTTTCGCAAAGGGGGAATGCTTGCTATAGATTTTATGAGAGAGCAGGCGGGGTCTGCGAGAGGGTCATCTATACTGGAAACTGTTTCTGTCAGCTCCCCTTTAAACACAACACCATCCACCTCCAGAATATTCTCTGTGTACACTACAGCTTTGGAGACTACTTCCTCTCCCTTCTTGTCCACAATCTTCTGAAACATATCTTCCCACCTGCAAACCACCTGTACAGGCTCCGCAAAAATCGGGCGGCCATACACATCATATCCCGCAGGAGCCCAGTACACTAAAGACTGTTTTAAGTTCCGAGTTAAAAATGACCTACGCATAAGTGTTCCCTTCTGGTACGGCTCTTATAAAAGCCTGGTTCTTGCCGAGGTTCTTCAGCTTTCCGGAGTAATCCATATCCAATGCCGACTGCCCATACTGAGAGGACAAAAGTCCCTGCCCCACTTTCGGCCAGACATATTGCACAGAACCATTCGCCAGCTTCTCAGACCTTACCTGCGGGTCCTTATGCACAGCGAAGTGTGCTGCCAAGAACGTTTCTATTGCTTCCAATATTGTTTCATCCGTTACTGCTGTCCCTATCACAGCGGTTATCATAGCATTCGCTACCTTTATTGAAAAAAGCAAATCATCATCATCTAAATCTGTGTCCATTATTGCTTTGACATTTTCTATTGTTGTTCTATATGGGTATTCGCTTTCCGACATTAGAGCCTCCAATGCTCACGCAATATATAATTTTCCTTTACATCTAATGGTCTTGGTTTCCCATGAAAACAGATTACTTGGTCCTGCTGTCGTACCATATCCCTACGATACATAGCATAGTCCCTCTTCCAAGAAGCGTACTTTATCCATGCTCCTATGTCAAGGACCTCTTTATCCATTCCCAATACGGTAGTGGCAACATAGAAGTCCTCTCGTTTTCTTGCAAACCATATATCCTGCAATGCTTTTGATTTTGCAAACATTTCATAAAGATAACTATAGTCCCCTTTGAATAGCATCAGGCCCCCGGATATTTCCTTCTTGTTCCGGTAGATACCATGAAGCATTGCAAAGCCCTCACTTTGGAACCTCTCTATCGTGTCTATATTGGAAATGATTACGGTGTCCAAATCCAAACACAAATAACGCTTTCCGGGAAACATACTACACAACCGGAACAGCTCCACCTTACTCCACCAGCCAGCCCAATTCTGTTCCAGGGGGATAACATTTATTCCGGGAATATCTATATTGGAGAAACAAACAAAATCGTGGGGTACTGTGAGGTTTCGTTCTACAGCCCTTTTGAGGCGATGAACATACTCAGGAGTATAATCCCCTCCCGTACGAAGAACACACGCCACAATCGTGTTCTTTTCCTTCTCTACGACTATCGGTTTCTTTACTGCGGGCTTCGCTATAGGCAGTGGGGCTCTCACTATTGGAGGGGATGTTCTATTTGTAGCCTGCTTTGGGCTACCATCAGCGTCGAAACACTCCGGGTAGCACTCCCGAAAAACTTGTCTGTATTTCTCAGCCACAACTTTTATCTCGTGATGCTCCTCAGCAAATTTACGGGCCCCTTTCGCCACTCGCTCGTACAACTCCGGATCAGACAATAACCTATCCAATGCCTCTGAAAACGATTTATCTGTCCGCTCACAAAAGATAACATTTTCCCCATCTACCATGAGGTCGCCATGATAACCTGCTGTTCTTGTCGTTATTATAGGAACTCCACAGGAGCAAGCTTCCATCAGTGTATTGCTGCACCCCTCTCCGACAGAAAGCAAGGCCACGACATCTACCCGGTCATAAAAGTGGCTCTTCATCTGATTATAGGGGATTTGTGCCAATTTATATATAGCCCCCTTCAGCTCCACATCCCCCCGCCGACGACACACCCGTTTTATTATCGGGTAACCCTTATATTCTGCCTTAACTTCTTGCGCCACATTCCCTGAGAACCCCACCACAAAAGGACGCTGCTCTGGGAACTTCCGGTCCCTCGCAGTCCATTTTGTTGTATCTATTCCATTTGGTATTAAATACACATGCTTGTGTACAGTTTTGGCTATTTCCATCAGCTTGTGATTGGTGGCTATCACTGCTCGGCACTTACTTATAGCTGCCAGATACTTTGATACCTCTTCCCACTTTGTCTCATCAAACGTGCGGTTGTCTGCAAGCCTCGTCACAACTTTCTTAAATTGCTGAAAACTTACTAACTGTGGGGCATTTTGGCACAAAACTATTTGATGATTATTTATGTCTTTTTCCATTCCAGCTTTTCCCACCTTCCACCTATTGTAATCCACACGCTCCCCTGTACTCCCCAAAGCCTCCAAAATTATACCAGCCGTTACTCCCCAGGAAAACTTGCCGTGAGAATATTCCACAGATAATATTTTTCTCATTCCCCACTCCACCATCTGTTGCCATCTAAATGTATTATAGACTTCGATAGTTCATCTTTTGATTTTTTGGACATTTGCCCTACGTGCATAAAAATTTGCACATCCCCTGTCTTATTATTCTCATGGTGCATGTCATCCATCTCACTCACTAAGTGCTCCGTAAGGTGCTTAAAAGCCCAATCATCCTTGCCACAGTACCATCCGATTTTCATATTATCCACTCCACCAGCGATTCCCACCAAGTCGGATAATACTCTTCCTCAGTATGTTCTCGCTTGTTTTTATTAGCTGATCAGGCACAAAAAACACAATACTTTCCCCGACTTTATTTCTGACACACTCATGCTCCGTCATCTCCTTAGATAGTTCCTCAGTGACATGCTCAAAAGCCCATCCATCGCCCCCACACATCCACCCTATCTTCACAATAAATCTCCCGGCCTTATGATAGGAAATATCTGTAACCCTGTAGCCCCCGGCTCATTCACATTGAATATCTGCACCCCCAACCTTTCTGCATCTTTCTTTATTATGGGGAAGCATGTCAGAAATGCTTTGTACGGCGATACTTTAGACTCCGGAGCCTTACGCTCATTATGCCCCCCATGCCAATGTGTCTGTACCCCCTGCTTCTGCATGTCATACCCATACAGATATATCTTAGAAGCCCCCAGAGCCCTTGCCAAGTCTATTGCACAGGCCCCACTGTTCCTGTTCCAACAAAGAGTATCTTGCCTCCCAGAAAGTCCTGTTGTCCTCCGATCCACATTCACTGTAAGAACCCCTGGTTTCAGTACAGAGCGGTGAAGAGATACCGGTATACAATGACTCCCCTCCAATCGTTCCCTATGCCATGTGTACCATGTGTGATCCCCGAAGAAGCAGACATCTACAAAGTCCCCCAAAAGATAAGAGTTATTCACTCCTATAACACGTTTATCCTTCAGGAACTTTGGAAGCTTGTCTTTATAAGCTAATATGGATGGCCCTCCCGCAATTATGTGAACCTCTTTGCTCTCAGCCCACATGCGGGGAACCACCCATGCCTTTTGCTTACTGTTCAACACGCTCATAAGCAAGAGCCTCTATCATCGCTTCAGCTTCTTGTTTCGTCAGAAAATCATCATTTACTTTTATGGGATTTTCAGGATCAGCCACATTGATTACAGACCAGCGCCCTTTACCGGAATGCTTCAGTTCCAGCACCCTTTTAGAAACCGGTTTCGGGTTTACCAACGGAGCCCGTTCCCGAACAATACGGGCGGGGCTATCCACATTCTTTGCGGGTCGGCCCGGTATTCCAAGCTCCTTAACACCAATAGGGTCGGCTTCCATCATTTCCCATGCCGTACTCCCCTCGAAGAAAACTTGCGGAGCATCCAATACCTCCCCTCTCTGTACTATCTGCTTTTTGTAATGAACACGGGCAGAACCATCTTTCGTGGGGAACTCACCACCACGAAAACAGTGCCGTCCCATTGTCAATTTTTTGAATCTTGCCATTTCATCTCCTTATAAAAAAGGGTGGCCCCACTAAAGAACCACCCTACAATCGACAAAAATTGATTAAGGAGCGGGGGCTAAATGCACAATCCCGCAATGGCCGTCCTGGTCTGCACGAATCTGCGGAACCATACAAGCCATTACCTTAAAATGCTTTGTGAAACCAAACTCACCGTCCCACTCCAGATTGGTCATATTCATCGCACGTACCAAGCGGACAGTTTCGGAATCCATCTGAATCAACAGGACATTGTTCGCTGGCAAATAATCAGACACACGAATAGCTGAGATCCCTTCAATCTTCAACAACTGCTCACGAAGAGTAGTGCTGTAACCTTCGGCACTGTAATCCTCATCCATCAAAGTCTCAAAATTTGTCGGTATGTACATGATGTAGGGACCGTAATGATGAATGTCAATCAAGATCTGCTTCATCGACAGAACTTCTTCCTTAATATGTTTGCCGGTCATGGAACTTTCAGTCCACAGAGTAGTCATGGTGGCAGTATTACTCAGCGGTGTGTCGGTATATC